CTATTTCAGATTTTGGCCTTCGTTCATGTTTTCATTGTTGTTGACAGTTGTATAATTTTTTATTGCTTCTTCTATGATATGCTTGGCATAGTCCGGCATATTGCTTATATCTAAAAAATAACGGCCTGACTCTTTTTGTTCAGCATCATTTGTTACCAGGTGTGTTATATCTATCCGATCCATTGCTTATAGGTTCCTATAAAATAGACTTTTGGTACACTATCGCGAAGGCTAAATAATACCAGAATGGCCATTTAGTATGTACTAAACTCTTTACCATGGAGCAATATTTTTTTCTTTTTGATGTCTTGGACACTCATCATTTCGCCAGATGCGTGTTGCTCTTGTTTAAGCTACCCCATCTGCAAAGCGGAGCGTCATTTGTTTCTCTGGCGGCTATCGCCGGAAAACCTGCTAAAGCGGAGCAAAAGCCAACCACCAAAGACTTCTGATGGCTGGCTAGAAGCTCCACACTTTTGAAAATCTTAATAATCCATGTCACCAGCCGGAACTGGAGGCATTTTCTTTTTCTCGGGCTTTTCAGCTACAGCGCTTTCTGTAGTCAGAATCATAGCCGCGACGGAAGCCGCGTTTTGCAGTGCGGACCTTGTAACCTTTACCGGGTCTACAATACCCGCCTTAAACATATCCACATACTCTTCTTTTGCGGCATCAAAGCCTATGCCCTTTTCACTGTTTTTAAGCTTTTCGACAACCACAGAGCCGTCAATTCCAGCATTTGCTGCAATCTGGCGCAACGGTTCCTCAAGCGCGCGAAGTATGATGGCAGCCCCTGTTTTTTCATCTCCATGAAGGGTACTTACTAATTCTTCAATTTCCGGTATGGTATTGATAAATGCTGTACCACCCCCAGGTACGATCCCTTCTTCCACAGCGGCTCTTGTTGCATTCAGGGCATCCTCCACCCGAGCTTTCTTCTCTTTCATCTCGGTTTCTGTTGCCGCTCCAACCTTAACTACAGCTACGCCTCCGGCAAGCTTAGCCAACCTTTCATTGAGCTTTTCCTTGTCATAGCTTGAGGTGGTGTGCTCGATCTGCTTTTTGATGGAATCAACCCGGTCCTTAATGGTCTTTGAATCGCCCGCACCGCTGACAATAATTGTGTTTTCTTTCTGTACCTTTACAGATTTTGCCCTGCCGAACCATTCAAGCTTGATGTCCCTAATATTCAGGCCGACTTCTTCGGAAATAACCTCTCCGCCAGTGAGAATCGCAATATCTCTGAGCATTTCCTTCCTTCTGTCTCCAAAGCCGGGAGCCTTCACAGCCACGCAGGTAAGCGTACCGCGGAGCTTATTGACTATGAGGGTTGCCAGTGCGTCCCCTTCTACATCCTCTGCGATCAGTAGCATTTTTCCCCCGTTTTTGACTACAAGCTCAAGAACAGGCAGCAGATCCTGGGCGTTGCTTATTTTCTTATCGGTGATGAAGATATATGGGTCTTCTAGTATAGCCTCCATTTTTTCATTATCAGTCACCATGTATGAGGACACATATCCTCTGTCAAACTGCATTCCTTCCACTATTTCTATTGCCGTATCAAAGGCCTTATTTTCCTCAACGGTGATAACACCTTCGGATGTTACCTTCTCCATGGCGTCCGCAATAAGCTGGCCGATTTTTTCATCTCCTGAGGATATGGTGGCTACGAACGCCATATCATCTTTTCCCTTTAGCTTCTGGCAGTTCTTTTTCAAGCTGTCGACAGCCTTGTCAACCGCTTTCTCCATCCCTTTTTTAAAAGCTATTGGATTTGCGCCTGAGGCAACATTTTTAAGTCCTTCCCTGACAATTGCCTGCGCAAGCAAGGTAGCCGTAGTTGTACCGTCGCCGGCCACATCATTTGTCTTGCTGGCAACTTCTTTAACAAGCTGCGCCCCCATGTTTTCATACGGGTCTTCCAACTCGATTTCTTTGGCAATGGTGACGCCATCGTTGGTTATAACAGGAGAACCGAATTTCTTCTCCAATACAACATTTCTTCCTTTTGGCCCTAAAGTAACCTTGACGGCATCCGCAAGCTTGTTCACGCCTGCCTCAATGGCTCTTCTCGCCTTTTCATCAAATTCAATTATTTTTGCAGCCATGATTAAACAGCCTCCTTACTCGATTACCGCAAGAATATCGTCTTGTTTTACCAATAGATATTTTTCATTTTCCAGTTTGACCTCTGTTCCGGAATATTTGTTGTAAAGAACCCGGTCTCCTTTTTTTACAACCATTTTGATTTCTTTACCATCTTTCATTTCACCCGGACCGATTTCCACTACCTCGGCCATATAGGGCTTTTCCTTTGCGTTTGACGGAAGCACAATTCCGCTTTTTGTCGTTTCCTCACTTTCGATTTCCTTCAAGAGTACTCGGGTTCCCAGTGGATTGATGTTCATAAATCAACCGACTCCTTTCGTATAATTTATTAATAATAAATTAAAAAGCGCTTCAATAGCCCTTCTAGTTTAAGATAAGCTATCAATAACGAACAACGCTATTAATAAATATCAATAAAGCTAAAAGAAATATCAAGACGCTTTATTAGCACTCCGTCACAACGAGTGCTAATATTATTTTATTTATCTTCATTTTTCCTGTCAAGATTTTTTTGTGATTTTGTGTGATTTTTTAATTTAAATGTATTTCTAAATTATACAAGATAAAATTGACTTATAGAATTTCGGGTTTAATTTTTATTATCTGCCCATTCTCAAAGTAGAAGTCAAATTCACCTTGCCCCCTGATCACAACTTTTGCGACTATCGCGTCGAACAGATCCTCGTCAAATTCAGCGAGAAGTTTTGATCCATCGCCAATGATATCCTTAACGGCACTCATTTTACCTATATCCTTTGTATGATGCAGATTGGCCTTATCAATTTCAGCCTTCTCCAATTTTAAATCCGTGAGCATACGGTTTAACCTTTGATATTCCCTGCCGTACGTATCATCATCTATCTGTTTTCGAAGTTTCATTGCAACAAGCTCGCTTAGATCAGCCTCCAATGTAGCGATCTTGTTCAATATATCTACCGCATTGGTGTTGCCACTCTCGATCACCTTTTCTACATTTGCCATAAACGTTTTGAAAAAATTCGCCTTGTCTTTAAAGACTTCGTTATATACTTTCACAAAGGCCGCCTTTAAAGCTTCTTCATCTACCGCTTTAGATCCACAACGTTTGCCGGTATCTGCATCTTCTCTAATATAATTGATACACTGCCAGACGACCTTTCTCGAAGGCGATTTTATGTTCCAATGCCGACGCTTATAAGTCGTGCCGCAGACGCCGCATACCAGTTTCCCGCTAAATGCATATCGTTTAGTATATTTGCTTCTATCCTTATTTTGGCCGGAATATATCTCAAACCGCCGCTGGAACTCCGTTTGTACCAAATCCCAAAGTTCCTTACTAACGATGGCCGGATGATTGTTTTCAACCCTATACTGCTCAGTATGGTTATTATTCAGCACGCGGTATTTTGTCAGATAATCAAGTGTCACAGTTTTCTGCAGGAGTAATTCCCCGTAATATTTTTCATTCCGCAGCATTTTTCGAATCACCGAATCGTACCACTTATACTTGCCCGATACTGTCGGTATTCTGTCGCGTTCAAGGCCTCTGCAAATTGCCGCGACACCCTTGCCATCAACAAATTCTCTGAAGATGCGCTCCACCACCTTTGCTTCTTCCTTATTGATAACAAGTTGCCCGTTTTCGTCCTTATCGTAACCCATAAAACGCTTACAGTTGACGATGGCTTTACCATCCCGCATACGTTTTTTAATACCCCATTTGGTATTCTCGCTGATATTACGGCTCTCCTCTTGAGCGATTGATGAGAGCAACGTCAGAACCAGTTCCATCTTACTATCAAAACTGTAGATGTTCTCTTTTTCGAAGAAGACCTCTACCCCGATATGTTTGAGCTTTCTGACATGCTCAAGGCAATCGACCGTATTGCGGGCAAACCGTGAAATGGATTTTGTAATAATGAGATCGATCTTACCCGCTTTGCAGTCGTTGATCATTCTGTTAAATGCTATACGTTTCTTTATATTTGTTCCCGTTATACCCGCATCCGCGTAAATCTCCACCAACTCCCAGTCGGGCGTGTTCTCAATTTTATTTCTGTATTCGCTGACCTGTGCGTCGTAACTCAGCATCTGTTCTTCGCTGTCCGTACTCACACGGCAGTACGCCGCCACGCGTCGTTTCGCTCGTACAGGAATATTGTCCTTATCCAAAACCAATGTGGGAACAGGTCGTAAAACCTGTACTTTCCTAGCTTCTAACGCCAAAATATATCTCTCCTTTCGCATAAAAAATCCTGCCCGGTAAAAGGTAGGGGGATGATATAGTGATGAGTGTAATTAGTCAAGACGCAGTATTTTGATTTGTCGTTTTCCTTTTTTCTATCTTGTCCTTATAAAGAAAACGTGTTTGGTTCAGCCTATCTATCTCATCAAACTCTGCATAAGAAATAAGCTTCGCCGCCAGAATCTTCTTCAAATAATGTCGGCTCAACAGATATTCAAATTGGTTCTTTTTCGTGTTCATGGCTGGAAAAGCCCTCCGTAAATGATATTTGTACCGTCTTACCGCTACGGCGTTGGCGGTGTCTTGGCGGCTTACTCCATGCTCTGTACTCTTTGCGCTTAATTCTTTGTGAAGGAGTAAGAGGCATTACAAAAGCAATGCCTCTTCACTCTCTGTGTTTAAAAACCCGACTTGTCGGTTGGGTTATTAAATATCCCGAATGCCACCCCTGCGGCGATGGCCAGCATGACGAAATCGTCAAAACCGGGTATTTCGAACCCGAACCACGTCTTGACGACGAAAAAAATAAGCGCAGCGAGTGCGCTCCATGCCACAGGACTTTTCCATCTCGATTGTTCCATTTACTTTTCCTCCCTGATTTTGATCTTCTGTCCCGCGAAAATGAGCGACGGATTTTTCAGATTGTTCAACTTGGCTAACGCATCGACGGTCGTTTTGTACCGCTTGGCAATCTCCCATAGCGTGTCGCCCTTTTGTACCGTATAGATCTGATACGTCACGGGCTTACTTCCCTTCCCGAACACAACATAAGCGTCGTCATACTCCACGTACTTGAGCCTGCCGTAATGCGTCCACTTCTGCGTTTTAAGATCGGAGATTACTACGCCGTAGGCCACACCACGGCTCTCGCACACCTTCCCGTTGCCGAGATAGATGCCGATGTGCCCATCCTTCCAAACGGCCAAGCCCGCTGTTTCTGGTATCGCGCCGATAGCGCCCGACTTCGTGAACTGCGCCTTGAACGTATTGGCCGTGCGATCCGAGTAATCGGGTATCCGCGCCCGGAACGCCTGTACGATGAGCCCCGAGCAGTCCACTATGCGCCTGGGCGGCGTATACCACTGCTTCGCGCTCGTCAGGAAGTATACCGACGTCTTCCCCGAGCGTTTCTGGCTTGCCCATCTCTTCGCTAGTTCTTCCGTGTAAAGTTCTCCCTGCCCGCCCAGCACATACCCCCAACGGTCTTTGTGGTAGGTAATACCGCCGCTTTCCTTCTCGACAGGGTTTTGAAACCCCGCCATTTTCAAGACTTCCGTAACCAATTCCCTGTTTGTCATTTGACGTTTTCCTCCTTTTTGATAGTTGGTAGTTCATTCATCTCGGCGACGATATGGTCGACCGCGCCGTTGCCGCCCAGCGCCTTGTACGCAGCGTGCATCTCCTCGGTGTTCTCCCGGACGGCTAACGGGCAGTAACCAAGCCGGATATAGTACTCGTAGCTATGGATGATCCGGTCTCGCAGCATACAGCGGATGCCGTCTGCACCGAGCTTGCCGCATGGCGGGCGGTCTTGGCTTCGTGAAATAAGCGCCGCACCAAAAACGAAAGCCCTGTCAGAATCAATCCGAACAGGGCTTCCAGCCAGTATTTCGCTATGAACTCAAGCAAATCACATCACCTCTTTTATGTAGTCAGATTTTTTAGAACGCCATCCACAAGTACCTTGATCTCGCTTACCTGCTTCAAAACGCCGTTTACCAGCACCTGCTGCTCGGCCACGCTTTTCAGGGAACCCGACACCAGTACCTTCAAAGGCGTGCCCATCATGATAAGCTCGCTGGCCGCCGACCATCCGCCCCTGACGCCATACGCATCGTATCCTCTCACGAGAAACTTCCACTGCAGGCCCGGCGTCCATCCCGCTGTTGACACGCTGACCGATGTTGCCGAACCTGAACCGTTCGTTCCTATGATCTGGCCGCTGTTGTAATCCGTCCCATCGGGGTATTGCATCTTGGCTTCGTACCCGGCAATGTCGCCGGACAATCCCCCGTCCGGGTCCCTCGGGTTGGGCGGCGTGAAGGATACTGTGACTGCTTCCCCGGGCGCATACACGCTTTTATTTGTGGTTGGTGTGCCCGTAGGCGTATTGGGAACTCTATTCTTTCTGACAGCAGATGAATAGCCCGAATATACGGTTCCTGTATACGCGGATATGGAGCCTGCCCGGAACCGTACAAAATTGCCTCTGCCCCAGCCGGATATCGTTGCGCTCGGAATATCGTAATACGTCGAGCCAGCAGCCAAGACTATGGAAGTTTCCCCGCTCCAGTTCACCCCGTCATCGGAGGTTTGATACCGGACGTTGATCCCTGTTACCGGGTTATTGGTACCGCCCGAACCGTTTACCCAGGATAACCGGAGCGCCGATTCAAAGGCATTCGGGCTTTGGGACAGGCTTGTCGGCGCTCCCGGCGCTGTCGGCGGCGTATATGTAATCAACAGGTCGTGGTTTGAAGCCGTCGTAGAAAAACGCTTCGCGTCGTTGGAACCGCTCGTTGTGTTGGGCACGCGCTCCAGCTTGAATATGTGCGCCGGACTGTTGTTATCGACGATCCATTGAATGAGCGAGGTAACGTTGAAGCTTCTGTCCCCCGCCGAAGTGCCCGAAAGCTGTACGGTAAGCCCCGTCGCGGCAATCGCGGGCTGTGAGTTCCATGAAAATGCGCCCCAGCTGCCCGAACGGAGCGTAATCAAAATATTCTCTTCCAGTGAATACCCGCCCGACACCTGTGCCAGCCGGATCGTCGCGCTGTTGATCACCGAGCCTGCCGGTATCTCGTCGTTGATGCTGTCGAAGTTAAAAAAGCAGTTGTTGACCTTTGAACTGGAATACCGGCCACAGTCACACGAACCTGTATTGGATTGATCCTTGTACTGGCTGTCTATCTCGCATATGTTTAGGCCTGTTTTATTGCATGTTGCCAATCTTCATCACCACCTTACGGCACGTATTTAACAAAGAGCGTTCCGTTGGGCTTGCCCGCCGTGGAAGGCGTGCTGCCCGAATAAATATACACATTGACTACTTGCAGGTCGTCCGTGCCGATGTTGCCCGTGATCTCCAGCGCGGCCAAAGAAGTATGCGAATGATTTGCCGCTGCTTTGCCATCGATATCCTGCTTTAGACTGGCGACTGAATAAGCCAGCGTGCGCTCGTCGGCAAAGCTTCCGGCGATGATACCAGTCGAATCCGCCCGCAGCTTTATGAACGGCATCTGATGTAGCGTGCCGCCAGCGTTGATATCATCCTGTATCAATGCAGGATATGCGGCGCTGTCGGTCAGCACTTTAAAGCTGCCTTGCATGAACTCCGTCTCGGTATTGGTCTGGTTAAGATTTACCTCGAACACCACGCGCATATATTGCGTCTGTCCTGCCGGAACGGACGGGATTCCGATGCTCTCCGGCGAGGTGATGTATACCAGCCTCCCGCAGGCAAAGAACACACCCGTTGCAATGCTCACGGTTGATGCACCATCCTGCGCCACCATGCATCCGGATATGATACAGGACTTGTTGACCATGGCCAGCGTATTGCATAGCCCGTCGTCCTGAGATTTGACCTTTTGTTTATCAAATGTGACCGCCCTGATTGCCAATTAAATCCCCCCTTTAAGCTTGTCCGTGAGCGTCAGCTTCGCATCCCCAAACTTAAAAAGCGCCGTTTTCGCGGCGCTCTTCCTGCTTTTGAAACTGATATAGGTATCATATATGCCGGTTTTTGTCTTAACCAGCGCCCGGTCATACAGCCGCATGTTAGCAGTGTCGTACAGCTTCGAGCTTGATAGTATTTCCGCCTCGATCAGGTGACTGAATTTGTTCTGTGCAAACACGTCACCTGCCGTTTTCTCCGCGTCCGCTGCGTTTTCACAGTAGACCGTTTCGGCCTTGCCTTGCATGCGCGTACCCGCTCCGGGATTCGTCCCGTAGCTGCCATCCTCAAACAGGTAATATGTTGTTACCACGGTTGACGTTTTCACCGTTACCTTCGAGACGCACTCCGAAACCACTGTTTCATTCAAGCCGAAAATGTCCGCCACTGTCGCGTCGATAATATGCAGGCGTGGGTCCCGGTTTTCAATGCTTACGCCTAAAGCATTATCTATTAGTTCAAAATCCGTAAATATATGGTGCCGTCGGGCGACATACCGCAAAAACGTATCCAGGTTGTAGATACCGTTGTCGTTATGGGGTATGATATCGAGTGGTGTTTGGGTTTTTGCTGTTACCGTGATATATGGAATATCCATAAAAGCGTCACCGGACGAGACGAAGTTGCTGTTCATGGCAGACAGAATGTAGTTTTCCGTCACCGACTGCGCGCTACCCAGCAGAATATTTCTTGAGAAGATACTGCTCACCGGCAGCGCGCGTAGCATGGCTACACTGGTCTTTTTATCCACCTCCACGCCGGATACGACGCCGAGATAAACCGTTCCGCCCGCTTCTTTTAAGCAAACGTAGTCACCGGCGCTTACGGAAGGCATGCGCGCAAAGCTCATGTTGGTAACGGCAGGCGCGGCAGTATCCTCGTTGATTTCATAGCCGATAGTGGTGGCCGCGTCTTTGACCTTTAAATCTTTTTTGCAAATAATATAAGCCTGCATCGCTACACCGCCTTGTATGAAGTAAATACCGTGATGACCGACTTTGAGCCGATCTCGTTGTCTGCGCTCAAACTCAGCGTTGCCAGCCCGCGCGGCAGTTTGAAAAAGTTATCGTTCTCCACCGAGATACACCCGATAAGACTCTCTAGGCTGCCATCTGTCAGCCGTTTTAAAAGTGTCAGTTCGTCGTCTTTTGTGCAGAAAATTAGCGTCTCGCCGGTCTCGATCACCGCCGTCACCGCCAGCTCCGACCGCAGCATGCCGTTCACATACAGCGACAGCTTTGGATTGATAAGTTCACCTTCGGCTTCCAGCAGTATGGGCGCTTCGAAATGCCCATCGTTGAATATCTCAATAGCATCGGTCGAAACATCGCTGTAGACATATTCATACATCCGGTCGTACCGCAGCTCCTCTCCGGTTTTCTCAGCCACTACACGCAGGCTTTCCCTTTTGTACCACGCGCTCTTTAAGGTGACGGCCACGTCGCACTCCAGCCTGCCGCCCTTAACCTCGCCCTTGGAAACGCTCTCTACCTCAACGTCTGCTAAGAACTCATGGCTTACCGTTTCGTACCTCGGCGCGTATACGAGCCGTATCACGCCGGAAGCGGCAATAAAGTTCACTAGCGCGCGGTACCCGTCATATGCCCGGGACCCGTCGAATACGGCCACGCCGGTGAACGAGCGGAGGGGGTATACTTCGTTTACGACCCTTGCCGCGTCGCCGGTCAATTCATAACTGCGCGACATGGAAAGACCGAGGCCAGCCGGTAACACAAGAAGCGCTCCGTTTCGTAAATCCTGCAGGTTGAACCGCTGTTTCTGTTCGTTTTCAAGATAAAATCTACGATGCACATTACCACCCCCCTAGTATGCCATGCCGAGCCTGCGGTTCACCGCGTTCACCAGCATGTTGATCTGGCCTTCGTCGAGCGTGTTGGTATGCACATGCAGCGTCACGTTGTTTCCGGCAGGCATGGTTGTTCCGGTATATTGTCCGCTGACAGATAAATCCGCTTTCGCTCCCTCCACCGACGCGTTGAGCCTGTCCATCGCCTGGTCGACCAGCGATACGCTGCCCGTTATGCCCTCCGCGAGGCCAAGGCCCATGTTCTTACCGATTCCCGCGAACACAATCGAAGGCGAATGAATCCCGAGCAGGTTTTTGACGCCGTCCACGATTCCGTTGAAGAAACCCGATATCTTCTGCCAAAGCCAGTCGGCAGCCGACTTGATACCTTCCCAGATCCCTTTAATAAAATCCCACGCGAGATTCCCCGCCGCTTTAATGAGGTTCCATGCAGCCTCACCGATGCCTTTGATAAGTGCCCAGATGATCTCAATGCCCGCTTGGATGATGAGCGGCAGGTTGTCGATAATGGCCTGCACGATCTGCGGGATCATGTCGATCACACCCTGAATGAGCTGCGGAAGGGCTTCGATGATGCCCTTGATTACCGCCAGCGTAATCTTAATGCCCGCTTCGATGATCTTGGGCAGGTTGTCCACGATGGCCTTGACGATCTTCGGGATCATCTCTATGACACAGGTGATGAGTTTCGGCAACGCGTCAAT